GAGATAGGTCAGCGCGCCATATGCCCTCGCCAGTTCGACGATCCCGGCAATCGGGGCGATGTCGCCATCCATCGAATAGGCGCTCTCGAAGGCGATCACCTTGCAGCGCTCGCGCCGCAGCGCCTTCAGCAGGTCCTCAAGGTGGCCAAGATCGTTGTGGCGGAATATGCGCTTGTCACAGCCCGCCGCGCGGATACCCTCGATCATCGAGGCGTGGTTCTGCGCATCCGACAGGAACACGCCCTCGGGCAAGAGCCTGCAGGCAGAAAGCCCGAGTTAACGCGGGCTTGACGGGTGCTCGTATCGGCCAAGACGCCGTATTCTGGCGGCAGCATACCAAAAAACCCGCCGAAAAACAGCGGGTTGCACGAAAACTTGGAGGCGGGTGCCGGAATCGAACCGGCCTACACGGATTTGCAATCCATTCATCAATCTTGCAATAACAATAACTTAGGTCAAAAAAAGTATCAGGACAAAGACAAAACAAAGTCAGAACCTGATACCAGCCGCAAACCGTCCTCACTTTCCAATTTCATGAAGCCCGAGCACAAGCGCATGGCCCGGATGCTTGGCTATAGCCTGACCCTCGGAACGGCGGATGCGTGGGCCGCTTTCATATTCGTGGCGTCTGCCCGGCTTTCCATGGCCGAGCGCGGGGCGCTGGCGTTTTGTGCCCTCAATTCTCTTGATCCGGATGATGCGGAACTGACGGCGGCGGCGGCCATTGGCGAGGCCGGGGCACCCTTGCCAACGTTCCTTGGCGGCATGGAGGAAGCCCGGTTCTGGGCATCCTGCGCAAGCCGGTCTGAACGCAAGGCATACGCCCTTGCATGTTTCGAGGCCATGAGCGCCACGGATCAGGCGGCGTTTCATCGGCACATAAGCGAAATGGAGGTGGCGGCATGAGAATGCTTGTGCACCGGACTGCGGGCGGCGCGGCGCTACCCTTTGCCATGGACGCCCTGAAAATTTACCTGCGGAGTCCGGACGATGCAGAAGATCACCAGATCGAGAACATCGGCCTGACGGCGGCGGCGGAACTGGAACAGTTTGCCCAGATCGCGCTGCTGACCCAGACGATCCGGGTAACGATCTTCAACCCTGACCAAGAGTCCGGCTTGATCCTGCCCATTGGCCCGGTTGCGGATGATGACATTCCGACCGTGACGATCGACGGCGAGGCATTCACGGCCTTCGACTTTGTGGGCGGCAACCGGCCTTACATTCACTGGCTGGCGGACTATCACAACCTGACCCCCAGCCGCATGACGATCGAGTATCAGGCCGGGTTCGGCGCGGATGCAACGGACGTGCCGTCAGACCTTGCGCAGGCCCTCATGGATCAGGCCGCGCTGCACTATGACGGCAGGTCTCCCATGGACGCCAAGTCCCTGACCACCTCGCCGCACATGGCGCGGATCGGGGCCAGGTATCGCGGGGTGCAGGTATGACCGAACGCGAGCTTGACGAACTGCTTACGCTTTACTGGCCGCAGGTGTTGCGGCGCGTGATGGCGGACGGTTCGGACGAATGGATAAAGGGCTTTGTCCGGTCAATCGCCAAGCACGGGAAGCGCGCCGCGTGGCGTCCCTCTGCCCGGCAAGAGCAGATCATGCGGCGGCTGGTGTCAGAGTTGGGCACGGCCACCGAACTGGAAATTGAGTTGATCGAGAGGTGAGAAAAAAAAGCCCGCCGGTGACACGGCGGGCCTATGCGGCAGTTGGCGTTCACGGGTTAGCCGGGGCTGACGCATCACAAGTGCTACCGGGTAACGGGCCACAGCACAAGGGCAGCTTAATCCGCGTCGTGCGGTCTCTCGAACTAAGCCCTAAGGCCCCACGCCACCCTCTAGGGCGTGAACATGTGAGAGCAAGACCGCGCCGAGGGAAAGGCAGGTCTGACCTAAGCGGCGGCCCGGCTCCGGTGAGCAGGCAAGATCGTAGCGGTCAGGGGCGGGAGGCGGGTTTTCAACCCCGCTGGAGTAACCCGCTTTCTGACCGTCACAGCAACCCTCACCAGTGAGCAGAGGGCAGAGAGAGCAACGATTGAACGAAGAGATACACGCGAGAGTGAACACGATGACCGAGGCGACAAAAAAAGAAAGATCATGGTGCAAGGCGGATGGCTCGATCATTCCGCCCGCGCCGCGTCGTTTCATTGATCAACAGGCCGACCTCTTCGCGCATGGTCCCAATGCCGCGACTTTGGCGAGTGTGGAGGACCGGTGTGGTGAGTTTTCAATTTACGCGCAGGACGCGGAACCGGACGCGGCCAGCCCGGCAGAGCGAGCTATGCAATTCATGCATAGCCTGCATATCCCCGAGGGTCCGAACTCTGGAAAACCCGTCACGCTTGCCCCGTTTCAGCGCCAATTCATCAAGGGCGCGATGGCTGACGACACCGCCAACGCCATTCTCAGCATCGGGCGCGGCAATGGAAAATCCGCGATCACGGCGGGCCTTGCGCTTGGCGGTCTGATTGGCGTCTGGGACCGCCAGCCCCGGCGCGAGATCATCGCAGCGGCGCGGACCCGCGATCAGGGGCGCATAATCTGGGATTTTGTGGCAGGATTCATTGCCAGCCTGCCCATGGAAATCAGGCGGCACTTCATTTTCCGGCGCGCCCCCCGGCTTGAAATCGAGTTTGAGGGCGACGGCGGCGGGCACGTTCTGCGGGTGATCGCGGCAGACGGTAAATCAGCCCTCGGCGGCGCGCCGACAATGGCGATCCTTGACGAGCGCGGGCACTGGGCGCTGGATCGCGGCGACGAGCTTGAACATGCCTTGCTGTCCGGCCTTGGCAAGCGTGACGGGCGCGCCTTCCTGATCAGCACATCGGCCAGCGACGACACGCACCCGTTTTCCCGGTGGATCGACGATCCGTCGCCCGGTTCCTACGTCCAGGAACACCGGCCAGCGCCCGGACTGCCCGCCGATGACACCGAAAGCCTGCTGATCGCCAACCCCGGCGCGCCTTATGGCATTGGCGGCTCGCTGGAATGGCTGGAAGCCCAGGCAAAGCGGGCGATGTCGCGGGGCGGTTCCAGCCTCACCAGTTTCCGCCTCTACAACCGCAATGAGCGCGTTTCTGGGGAATCGCGCGATCTGCTGATCACCCTTGACGAATGGCTTGGCTGCGAAACTTCGGCGCTTCCACCCCGAGAAGGCGGCGTTGTGATCGGGATCGACCTTGGCGGCTCGGCCTCCATGACGGCGGCGGCGTTCTACTGGCCCGCGACCGGGCGGATGGAATGCCTTGGCACCTTCCCGTCAATTCCCAGCCTTCTGGATCGCGGCCAGACGGACGGCGTGGCCGGGCGTTATGTCGAAATGCATGACCGGGGGGAGCTTTCCGTTCTCGGCGACAAGACGGTGCCGGTCGCGCCGTGGCTGGCCGAGGTGATGCGCCATGTCGAGGGTCAGAACGTCATTGCGATAACAATGGACCGCTACAAGCAGGCCGAGCTTGGCGAAGCGATTGGCCGGGCGGGCATCCGCGCGCCGCTGGTCTGGCGCGGGCAGGGCTTTCGTGACGGCGGCGAGGATTGCGAGAGGTTCCGCCGCGCCGCCTTTGACGGGCTGGTGAAGGCCAGACCGTCGCTGCTGCTGCGATCGGCCTTCGCGGATGCGGTCTGTCTGCGCGATCCGGCGAACAACCTAAAACTGGCGAAAGCCCGCTCCACCGGTCGGATCGACGCGGCGGCGGCTTCTGTCCTTGCCGTGGCGCAAGGCGCGCGCATCGCGGCCAAACCCCAGACGAAAGCGAGGATGGCATGGTTTTGAACTCGGGAAGCCTCAACCGCCGCATTCAAATCCGGCGGGCGACGGGCACGCCGGACGGACACGGAAACTACGTCCAGAAATGGGCCGATCTTGGCGGACCCATATTCGCCAGGCGGCGCGACGTGTCCGATGCTGAACGCCTTAGCGCGGGCGTATGGGGCAATCGGCTTGTGACCCGCTTCATCATCCGGGCCACCGCATTCGGGCGCGGCATCGCCCGATATGACCGCCTTGTGCACGAGGGCGTGACCTTCGAGATCGACGGCATCAAGGAGGTTCCCGACAACCGGGGCTTCCTCGAAATCACCGCAAAAACGGGTGATATCTCATGAGCATCCGCAAGGAACATCACCGGCATTCCCGCAAGGTCACGCGCACGAAACGCTGGAAAGTGCTGCGCGCGGAGATCCTTGAACGCGACCGCTACCGCTGCACGGCCTGCGGCTGCGGCGGGCGGCTGGAAGTGGATCACGTCAAGCCGGTCCGGACGCATCCCGAGCTTTCCTATGACCCGCGCAACCTTCAGGCGCTTTGCCCCGGTTGCCACACCAGAAAGACAAGGATCGAGTGCGGTCATCCCCCGCCCCGAAAAGAACGCCAGGACTGGCGCAAAGCAGTCGAGTCGCTTGAGCGTCACGACAACCACCCTGTTGAGCAGAAAGGATAAACCATGCTCGAATCAGTGAAGATCGCCCGGCGGCAAAGCGAAATCCGCCAGAACCTCGCCGAACTGGCGGGCAAGGAAACCCCGTCCGAGGATGAAATCCGCCAGATGGACACGCTGGATCGGGAATATCGTTCCAACGAAACCCGCTATCGCGCGGCGCTGATCGCCGAGGATACCGAGCGCCGGGACGCGGGCAGCGAGTTGGAAACCCGCACGGCACAGGAATGGGCCGACCTCATGGCCGGTTTCGAGTTGCGTCAGGTCGCGCTGTCTCTTGATGAGGGGCGGCAACTGGACGGCCACACGGCGGAAATCGTGTCCGAGTTGCGCGCCGCCGGCGGTTTCCGGGGCATCCCCGTGCCGTGGCAGGCGCTTGAAGTCCGGGCCGGTGAAACCGTCGCCAGCGGCACCCCGAACCCGATCAGAACCCGCCCGATCATCGACCGCCTGTTTCCCGACAGTGTGGCGGCGCGCATGGGCGCGCAGATGATCAGCATCGACGCGGGCGCGGTGGAATGGCCCGTGACCACCTCGGCGGTCACGGCGGGCTGGGCGGACGGCGAGACGGCCAACGTGGCCGGGCC